TAGATGTTGTGTTAAGGTTATCATAAACATAGTCTTCAACTAAACAATCCATAGATTCTAGTTTACCAGTGTACCTAAAGAAACCATTGTCAGACATCCAGTAAGCAGCACCATCAACTTCTGCTGCTGCATTCTTACCTATCAGTCCACAGTTATTTCCAACTTGTTCATAAGCAAATGTAAAAGGAGTTCCAACAAATCTCATAGTAAATAAAGATGTGTCCGTCCAAATGTATATTGCATTTCTACCAAGTTTAGCACCCATGATCCGTGATCCGGCGGCCAGTCTTTGTGTACCCGCACTATTCTCAGCTGTTGGTGTGTAGTCATTAATATTTTCTTGAGACGAGAATCTTATAAACATATCGTCTTGTGTAGTTTTATCTCCAATAGTTGTTTCAGTTCCAAAAAATACTAAGTGTCTATCAGGAGTAGACACTAACATATCACGTGACGCTGTAGGCGCACCAGATATAATTGTAGCTCTTGTTGCTGTTGCGTTAGTTGCGTCTGCATCCCATTTAAAACACTCACCATTAAAAATTAAAGCAATCAATGTACTACCTAAATTGTCCAAGGCCCATAGACCGGGTTCGGCGACAGTATCTGTGTCAGCTGATGATTGACCCCAACCAGAAAAATCACTATAGTTTGTAACCGTAGCTCCTGTGCTGTGAGAAGCATTTGCTGTTCCTCTAACATTTCTAGTTATTCCGGTTAAAGTATTTGTTGCTGTATTCACTCCTGTGTAAGAAATTTCTTCTGTGCCTACTTGTATAAAATTAGTTCCGGTTGTTGGAAAATTTAATACAGACGTTAAAACAATACTAGTTCCAGTCCCTCCGGTTCCTGCTGAGTTAGCAGATAGTGATCCATTTAATGTAGTTGTTTGAGGAGCTGTCGATGTTCCACCAAATTGTGATATACCCCATCCAAAAACACCAACTTGTTCTGCGGGACCTACGTGATAGTATTGAAAATATGTTATACCACCTGATGTTGTTGCACCACTGCCTGTTTCATTACTAGGCATTGTAATAGTTATAGTATTAGAACTTGGTACACTTGTTACCATAAATTTTTTATTACAAAAATCTGAAGCACCAAAATTAGAACCAGTGATAGAACTAAACGTAGGTGTGTCACCAAACAATATAATGTCGCCAGCTTCAAAATTATGTGCACCACTAAATGTAATAGTTACAGTTGGTGATCCGTTAGTTGTGCTAAATGCACTTGTAATAGCTGTACCTGATGGATTAGTTAAAGGATGTATATCGTAGTAAACTCCTCCAGAGTATACATATAAAATTCTGTTTGTACCAATAGCTGCGTATTTAATACCTTCTTTATTAACCATATGATGCAATCCTCTTGCAGCACCTGTTAATTTTTTGTCTCCTAATTGAGACCAACCACCTATCTTTTCAGGTGTACCATATCTAAAACGAACATTTTCACCCCCTGTCCACTGTGATTCAGCGCCGGTAGATGTAACTTGTTTATTGAATCCTGGTAGAAAGCCTAGTTTTTGTAACATATAAAATCCTGTTTATTAGGTAATATAGCAGATTGTATGTGATTTCAATATGTTTAAAGCAGAGGGAATCTGTGGTGGATCATCCCCCTGCAAGCTTACAGTGTAAGCTATTTTTTAGATTTTGTCAACTTAACACCTTTAAACCAACCGGGTGCGCCTAAGATAGGTCTTTTATCTAAGTAATTTTCTTTAGCTGTTTTAGAACTAGATTTGTTATAATGTAGAAATACTTGTCCACAGTTTTTGCCTTTGAATTCTTCACGCCAATGTTCTAGATCACAACCAGAATATATTAACATATCACCTGGTTCAAGGTCCACTTTAACTCCTGCTTGACCTTGTTTTCCTGTTGGGTCTAAATAGATTGGCCACGGCTCACCCCCTAGATTCAAAGTAGTAGATATTTCACATGAGTATCTATCTTTGTGTCTAGCTAGGACATCCCCTTCTTTGTATATTCTTGCATAGGAATATGTAGGACTTAACTTAATTCCAGTGTGTTTTTCCATAACAGGTTTTACTTGCTGGAGTAATGTCTCCATTGCAATGTCACTGTAATGTGAATAAGTATTAGGCACTTGCTCATCGTTCCATACACCAAAGTATTCTGTAAATGGTGATAAATACTTTTGATCAAATAAAAATTTTGCAACTTCTCTTTTGTTTAAAAAATATTTATATACAAATTCTGATAACTCAGGTGAGATAGCTGATTTTAATACTGTGTATTTATTTTTCTTAAACGACATTTAATACTCCTTTTGGTATTGCTTGGCAGTTCCAATGTATAAATCTAAACGGATTATAACCCATATCTACAATATATTGATGAGGCATATATGATGGAAAAAACATAATTCTACCTGGTTTTACTTTATAAGTAATTTGTGATGATGCATAAGTTACTTTTGTTTTATCTTTTTCTGGTAAAAGATTCATAAGATTACCTGGTCTTGGATCTTCGAACATAGGCAAAGATGTAGACTCATCTGCTTTTAAAAAATAGAAACCTGATATGTGACCATTCCAATGAGTGTGTAAAGTATGGTGTCCACCCCCTTTTTTAGCAAACTCTTGTACCCACATTTCTGTAGTAAATAACTGATGACCAGACATATCAAAACCCATCTCACCCAATAAGTTATGTGCTGTTGCACCTATGTAACTAGTTAATTGGTTAAAATTAGAGTCACCAATTAATGATGTTGAATGGAATACATGACCCATATCTCCTTTGTCACCAAACTTTTTATTACGTTTATCAATAGCTGGTTTTAATATTTTTTTTGATTCTTCAATATATTTATCTGATGCTTTATTTAAATCATCTACAAATTTTGGCTCATCTGCAAACCATATAGGACATTTAAAAAATTCTTCTCGTGATAATTGTTTTGGATAACCAATTATTTCTTTTTTTACTTTTTGTTTTTTAGCTTTAGTTTTTTTCTTTTTCATATTTCTCCTTTATTGAAATGGATATCCTAAGTTCCATATTACCAAACTATTTCTTTCTCCACTTTTCACTGGACATACTCTATGCCATACAAATGAAGGAAATACAACTAAAGATCCTTTAGGTAAAATTTCTGTGCATTTTTTAACGTTTCTTTTTTTATCTGGATCTAAGTTTCTAAAATCAAATTCTAGTTCTCCACCTTTATAATCTTTAGGATCGGATAACGTAACGGTTACAGATAGTTTTCTAATTTTACCATGTGATGGATCACCTTGTTGTCGTTGATAAGGTTGATCCCAGCTATCACAATGCCAATCATAATACTGGCCTTTTTTATATTTTGTAAACTGACAAGACTCACTAAAGTCCCAATTAAAATTCCAACCAGCACTAGCATTTGCTTGATGAACGTAAGGTTGTATTTCTTTATACAACCATCTATCATTCATCCAAACAATATTAGAATTTCTTTTCTTTTTTAAATCTTTAATTTGTTTTTGATTTAATTTTTTATCACCATAACCACCAGTGACTGCTATTTGTTCTTGCATTTGATGACCATACTTTACAATGTCGTCACAGATACGTTCTGGAACTGCTGATTTAAAATACCAATAATAGTTTGTTAGGTTCATATGTCTTTATAAATATGTTTTAACATTTGTTATGAGATTGTCAATATTAAAAGTATGTATAAAATTTTCTATTATTTTTTTACATTAATATTAATAACAGCTCTTACTTGATTATCTATTGGACAACCTGCCGCGTGTTTAATATCACCATTAAAAATTAAAACTCTACCTTGTTTTGGAGTTATTTTTTTCCAAAATTTATTTTTTTTAAATAAAACTGTTTCTCCATCTGAATTATTTACATAATACAAAATTACAAAATGATCTTCATTCATATCAACATGAGGAGAACTGTGTTTATTTTTTTTTGTTTTAGTATTTGAAGTTTGTAAATTTGCTTTTGCTCTTATTATTTGTAATTCATTAAGTTTAAATTTTTTTAAAATAACTTTTATCATACTTGTAATAATTTCAGAATATTTAGATAAATTTTTATCTCCTTCTGAAAATAAATGAATAAATTTAACATACTCTTCAACATTTTTTTGTTTTGATATTTTTGGTAATGAAGAAAATTTTTGTTTTTTATTTCTATGTTCAATTAAATACCAAGGAAAAAAAGGATCAAATAAATTATCTTTAATAACTCGTTGATCTTTTTTTGTAAAAAGATTGTCTACAATAATGTATTGTTCTTTCTCTAATCTATTTAATAACATTTAACTTACAGTTAAAGTACCTGATACCGTAAATGTAGCTGTTTTGCAACTACCTGCTGTTCCTGTTGAATTTGTACATGGTGTAACTGCAAATGTAACTGCACTTGGTCCTCTAACAATTACGATTCCTGAACCTCCAGCTCCTCCTGGTTGAGGACCATCTCCTCTTCCACCACCGCCACTACCTGTATTGGTTGTTCCAGCACCTCCTGGAGCACCATTAATTCCACCATTTCCACCACCACCAGAGCCTCCATTTCCACCAGTTCCTCCAGCTCCACCACCGCCACCACCGCCACGAGTTACAGAAGATCCTGTAATTGAACTTGCTAAACCAGCACCACCTGGTCCACCAACACCTCCTGATGAAACGTTACCAGCAGCACTAGCACCACCTCCACCAGCACCTCCATTAGGAGCTGGAGCACCATTATTACCTTGAGGTGGAGTTGTTGGAGGAGTGTTTCCAAGTCCACGGTTAGAAGCACAAAATGTTGGTGCACCACCACCAGAACCTCCGTCTGATCCTCCCTGACCACCTCCAGTTGAAGTAATGTCGGAAAAAGATGAATTTACTCCATTAACATTTGTGGCACCTCCGGCACCTATAACTACTGAATGAGATCCTGCAGTAACAAATGTTTTATTTCCTGCTAAAGGACTATCAAAAGAAATTCTAAAACCACCTGCTCCACCACCACCACTTTGACCACCTGGTCCGCCACCACCACCGCCAGCGATAACAAGATAATCTAAATTATATCCAAACTCTGGCCATGTTCCCTGACTCTTGGCACTAAATTGACTTTGCATTGACCACACACCACTTGCTTTGTTTAATTCTTTTACGACGACTATTCCTGAACCGCCAGCTCCACCATTTTGTGGAGAAACATTAGATCCACTTCCACCTCCACCACCAGTGTTAGCCGTGCCTGCAGTTCCATCAGCCGCACTACATGAACCAGCACCACCTCCGCCAGCTCCACCAGCTCCTTTTGTGTTTGATGGAGCAGTGCCACCACCTCCACCTCCACCATAGGTCACATCTGAACCAGTAAGAGAGTTAGGTACTCCTGCACCTCCAGTTCCTCCAGTTCCTCCTGGATCAGAAGCATTACCACCTACAGCACCAGCTCCACCGCCAGCACCACCTTTACTAGAGGCTGCATCTCCACCAGCGTTTCCTTGAGGGGGATTAAAAGGAGGAGTGTTTCCACATCCTTTTGCAACTGAACAAGTTCCTGCACCGCCACCTGAACCACCATCTCCACCACAACCTCCAGGTCTTCCAGCGCCACCACCACCACCTGTACCAGTTATAGTAATATTTCCAGCTATACTTGAATTAGTTCCTTCTCCACCTTTATTAGAAGTTCCAGCAGAGCCACCTGCACCAACTGTTATAGAAATAGAAGATGCTCCATTAACAGGAACAGCACTTCCTTGTAATGCAGTAGGTCCTGAACCTGATGCTCTATATCCTCCAGCACCGCCGCCACCGCCCATACTTCTACCACCACCACCTCCACCACCGACTACTATGTAGTCCATAACTCTAGTTCCTGGTTGTGTAGTAATTGCTCCTGATGATGTTTTAGATGTAATCGTACACTTCCCAAAAGAAGCTTTGTTACTTACACCAATTATTCCGCCATTTGTTCCGGCCATTTAAGTCTCCTATTCGGACACCCAAGCTGCGCCATTCCAATTATATTTGGTAGGTGTTTCCGATGTGTCGTTTGATTTAATTGCTTCCCAACCTGTTGTGTTGTCAGCCTGATATTTTGTTTCGTTCCATGAAATTATGTAATCCCATACAATTGGATCTGCACCATCGTCTGTAACTGTTGGATAAGTTATAGGTGCTTGCCAATCGTCACTTGAATCTAATGACCATGAAGCATGAGGTTGTGATCTTAAAAATTTATCTTTTACAGGATCATAAACCATTCCGATTCCTGCATATTGTTTTCTAAAATTATTATTGTAAGAAGTTTGTTTCCAAATTCCACCTTTAAAAAAATTAATACACCATGTTTCACCATCAATGTGCATGTCTGAAGGAACGCAATCGTTTCCTACAACTACAACTCTTTCAACAACTTGATGAGTATCAGTTGTGAATCCTGTTGGATCTACTTTTGTTTTTAATTCTGCGAAATGTGCCATATTTTTGTCTCCTTAAAATTTATTTATACTTTATTATAAAGTATTTGTCTATATTTTATACCCAATTACCATCTTTTACAAATTCATATACTGTGTTCATATCCCAAACTCCTGGTGCTTGTGCTGGAATTGCAGGTTCTTTTACAATTACAATTCCTGAACCACCTGGACTACTGTGAGGAGCAACTCCTCCACCAGCTCCACCACCTGTATTAGCTACTCCTGAACTAGAATTTGGACCAGTTGGGTTATTACCATTTCCACCACCACCATAACCACCTGGTCCAGGTGCTGCCGGTGGTTGATTTGCTCCGCCACCACCACCTGAAAAATATCTTAAAGAACCACATGGTCCGGGTGTTCCAACACATGGACTTGGATTAATACTTGAACCTGCACCTATACCTCCAGCTGCTCCAGAAGGACTCCCTGCTGCACCTACACCTCCAGCTCCACCACCGCCACCTGAAGCTCCACCTGGATGTGAAGCACCTCCTGCAAAACCTTGTACTGGACTTGTTGGAGGAGTATTACCGGCACCTGCTGCATTTGGAAGAGGAGCATATCTACCTCCACCACCACCTGAACCTCCAGCGTTAGGTACATTTCTATCACCTCCGGCACCACCAGCTGATGTTATAGGATTAGATGGAAAACCTGCTATTGAATTTGAACCTGGATAAGCTCCAGGACCACCTCCTGCTCCAATTGTAATTGGATAAGGTGAACTACCAGAAACTGAAATATCAGATATACATCTAAAACCACCGCCACCGCCGCCACCTGAACCATCAGGTGTTGATCCTCCACCTCCTGCTACAACTAAAGTTTGAACACTTGTAGTTGTTGCTTGTGTAGTTAAAGTTCCAGATGATGTAAACGTTGTAAGCGTTTGTGGAATTTCCG